TGCACTGTATAAAATAGTCCATTCTGAATCAATGAACCACTATAATACATCTTTGGGACTATCTCTGATGCGGTCTCCTTCAAGTACAAGACCAGGCAATCATATGGTACAAATGACACAGGAGCAATAGCTGTGAAAATTGGTTTGGTAACTGAAGGGTTAAACGTTGATGTGCCTTCAGCAAAAACATCCCTCACTTGATGTCCGTCCGATATGGTTATCAACCCTCTAGCACCTGGAAACCTTCTCAGAAGCTCAAGATGTGGAGTCTCAAACGTATAGGCCTCATCAACTATAACAAATCTACTGCATGACCTTGTTAAAGCAGTATGCTGAGTATGTACACTTGCTCTTCTGAATGGGTCCATTTCCCCAAGATTCTTAATCCACTCATCCTTAAGCTTCCTGGATGGCACGACCACACAATCTTGGTCAGATATCCAATCTCTCACACCCTTTGACTTCCCGCCCATGGCAAGACCCTCAATATGCATTATATATGGGATTGATGGCAGCTGTATCCTATCTACACAACTCTCTATTGCAGTCTTCACGGGCAAAATATCTGTCATTGAACTCCTAGAGTCTATCCAATCAATAATCTGCTCATCTGTGGCAAATGGCCCACATAACGGCCCAGTCATGGACTGCCCCACTGCCTTCTTAGCTATATTGCTAAGAAACAATGACCCAATAGAATCAGGAGAGTAACTACAACTAGCACCTACTGGCAGTGCTGGCAAGAGAAACGGTTCGTCAACGACATTCATGAAAGGTTCAAATTCCTCCCTCATCTCATCATGTATTGGAGAAAAATCAATCTTACCACCAGCATGTGATAACCTAGATAATCTCACCTTGGGCGACCTGTCACCTAACATCTCCATATCAATCTCAATGATATGGTTGAACTTGAATGCTTGATTTACAGTAGTTTCCCCAGCTGCCACCCCATTACTTGTATAGACCACTGGTCCAATTGGAAGAGGAATCATCTGAGGTAAATCACCTGACAAGGATAATCTTGATGTGAGACATACATCATTGCCACTCTCAAAATGTACATCTGATAATACCTGCTTTGCATCCTTAATTAGCATATCTATTTTCTTCGATGTACTACTATCCACAGTCTTTCTAACACTGTCTGCAGCTGAGAGTACTGAATGCAACTGTGAATACCTCTCAGCTCTTGTATTAAATGTACCCAAGTAAAGCTTCAGCTCAGATAAGAAGCTAGAGTATGAAATATCACTCATGCTGGTCTCTAGACTATTGGACTTTGACTTCTCTATAGATGCCAAAATCGCAGGATCCGGATTGAAATTGTTGACGAATGACTCAACAATCTTTACTGATGCCACCTGAAACGGCAATCCTTGTGCCTGTAAAATCTCTGCCCATATTTTCCCAGCAGGTTTGTGCCTCGTTGATAACCAATTCCTAGTCCTCAGAAGGCCACCATGATCAATGCCTAGTATTCTGCATGCATGAACAGCAGAATCGAGAGAGAACCCTACCGTTTCATCTGTGACTACCTGTATCTTTATTAATATGGTTACAAATACTGATACACAATCAAAT